GTAAACTTGTTCGTAATTCAGTTGTACCATAAATCTTTTCTCCACGCCTCTTTGCATTCTCCATGTTAACCATGCATTGGAGAACATATTTTTCGTCATTAACCAATTTTTCATACTTGACAAAAGGATAACCAGTATCTTGAGTTAATAAGTTAATTGTATTCGACGGACCATAGAACTTTACAATTGCTGCATTAATTAATCGGTCTTCAAAGGTACAGTCGGGATTGTAGAACACATTTTCATTTAACCAAATAATCTCGTCGTGAAACGAACGATTTGGGTGGAAGTATGGAACTGAGCGTCCCTCTACAATAAATCCATGACCGAAAATGTCCTCTCCAGTACCCTCTCGATGCCTAAATGTATCGAACGTACATGTTTTTGCAAAACGAACCTCATATTCTCGACGATTCATTTCATGAACAAAGTCTCGAATGAGTTGTCTTTTTTCTGTTGGTATTAAATCCAACAGTGCTTGAGAATCCATCTCAAGCAGTTGTTTATTTGAAGTCATTTTAAGTTTTATTTTTTAAAGAAGCAGTCATGTGCTATCAAATTGTCGGTAAATATAATCAATGGAACTATTTTTGAATGTGGGTAAATTTCTAATAGTCTTTCCATTACCTGATACATTTCAACCCTGTGTTTTCCAGCATGTAATTCAATAAACAAATATTTAGGTTGGTAATCTATTAAAGTATCAATTAAGGTATACTCAGCAGATTCGATATCCATTTTAATAATATCTGGATTGTATTTCTTAAGTAACTTTTTTAGGTGTATATTTTCAACATAGTCATATTCGCTGAACTTCATTTTGCTCTCAATTGATGTTGAACAATGTGCATTTTGGCTTGAAGATTTGAATATTTTTAAGGTCTTATCAGGCAGTCCAGAAACGGCAGCATAAACTAAATCGACATAATCGTCATTCTTGTATGTTGATTGTAGTTTCTCAAAGTTTCGGGCATCGCATTCTACAGTACAAACTTTACTTGCTCCAGCGTCTAGTGCAATTTGAGTAAATGCTCCAATATTGGCTCCAAGGTCAAGACAAACCATTCCCTTATAGTCAACCTCAGGGATTAAATAATTAGCAATACTTTCGCCAATCATACTATCATCAACACCTTCAGATGCTCCTAGTATTTTAACGTATTTCTTTTTAAGTCGGGTTTTTTCCAATTTTGAAATTGGAAGCTCAGGAAGTTTAACTCTGCTCATCTTATTTCTGTACTAATTTTGATACAATGTTAACTAATTCCACATCTGGACAGTTTTCCTGAATAATTTGGTATTGTATTGGGTCATCTTCAAAAAAACGTGAAACAATAACACCTTCATTTTTTAAACGGTTAATTGTATGCGCTTTGTGATGCCCGGAATGTCTTCTTGCGGCAACTGTATGGTTTCCACGTTCCTCAAGAGTCATTGGATTAAAATACACCTTGCATTTAATTCCTCTCTCTTTAAGGATTGCACGGATTTCGTCTTGTTCATCAATGCATCTTCCGGTAATAACAAAATCGGTAGTGGCTCTTGGAGTTATTCCAATTGAAATTACTCCGTCAAAATCATATCCGTAGATATCGACTGGTTTTTTGGTTTTAAATATGTTTAACATGCGTAAAGTTTTGATAAAAAAAGGGAGAGTTACTTCTCTCCCTTTTTGGGTTAATCTAATTGTTAGGCTTTTTTAGCAACTAACTGTTTTCTTGTAGAATCTGTTAAGCGTCTTGCAGCCAATTCAGTACACTCATAAACCGCATCAGCAAACATCATTTGATCTGGTGGAGTTTTTTGTGTGAACGCTGAAGGACCTCTTAAGGCTCCTACAACTCCTAATTCTCTTGCAACTCTTAAGTAACGAACTGCGTCAATTACAACTCCTGCAGAGTTTGGAGAGTCTTGTACACTTAATTGAGCATCAAAAAGAACTGGTGCTCCACCGAATCCTGTAAGTTCTAAGCGGAAGTTAGCAACTTTATTATCACCGTAGAATGCGATATACTCAGAAGGACCGGCATGTAGGAATGAATCTTCAGTTGAAATTCCTCTGATTTCGTTTTGTGCACGGATAACGTTTTCTTTAGAAATCTTTTTAGAAGCAAGACGAGATTTATCTTCCATATTTAAGAAGTCCGTGTTACCTCCAACATTTCTTTGGATGTGGGCTTTTACATGATGTCCTCTTTCAAAGGCAAGTTCTTGTAACATTTGAGAAAGAATACTTGCTCCAAATTGAGAACGCATATCATCTCCGATAATTGGAATACCAGCGTCGATGAATCTTTGCTCCCATGCAGGGTCAGATGCAATAAATACTGGAATACAGTTTACTAGAGAGATTCCTGTTTCAAGACAAATTTCAGCCCAGAATTCAGTTGTTTTTTGAGAACCTACTGGTAAGTAGTTAATCAATACTTCAACACCATGGTCTTTTAATTTAGCAATGATTGAATCCTTCCATTCACGTGCTTTTTTTGGAGTCCAATCAGTACGATTCATGTCCGTAGAATTTCTCAGTTTTTCGTCAACTAAGAAGCGATTTTGTTCTGGATAGTTATCCATAAGCGCTGCATAACCATCAATTACTGGAGCCTCGTAAACTGGCGCTTCAGAGTGAATAACATCAACAATGTCCCATGCAGAGTTTGGTCTTTGTTTAAGTGCGTATCCTAATGTTTGATTAACTTTACGTTCATCAATTTCGAATCCACATACAAACTCGATGTTTTCTGCTTTGTAACCTCCGATGTCGGATTTCATCATCCCAGTAATATCATTTGGGTTCTCTGTGTAATATTGTACACCTTCAACTAATGATTTGGCACAATTTCCAGTTCCAATAATTCCTACTTTAATTTTGTTCATTTTTCTTAAAATTTAATTTATAATTTTTATACTTGGTTTATTTAAAAAGTTTCAAAAAAGAGTATTGATAGTCTTCTTTAGGGCAACATTTTTTTCGGACGTCTCGAAATCATATTGGTAAAACTCTCTAGATAGGTGAACTGAACCTGGCTTTTCCATGTAAGTATCGGCAAAGTATTGAGGGTCTGCTGAATACCAGTGAATCGGCCATTCGATTACGTTCATATTATATATTGCCGAGAGTTTGTCAACCTCTTCATTAAATATTTCCATTAATTGAGTCCGTTCCCGTTGAGTACCGATAAATGGAGTTCCTTTGTAGTACCCAGTTTTAGGAATTCTGCGACCTTCAAATTCGATAGGTAGCAATTTTACAACCGTATTCTTTTGAATTCCTAGTGATTGTAAGTGTTCAAAGTAATTTTTTACAAGTGCTTTAACCGCATCGACAGGTTTTTCTTGTCGACATAAGTGATGACGAACATCGATGTTTCCAAAGTATGTGATTAGGTGGTCAGTTCCTTCAGGAATATAAGATGCCATTCCTTCTTTCATAACTCCAAATAGGGTTTTACCATCATTTCGGCTAATATTTGCGCCCGGTTGGTATACTGAAACTGAATGGGAATCACCTAGGACAAAAGTTCCGGAAGCCAATTTTAATTCAATTGTTTCGGTTTCTTTACTCCTCTTTGTAAGTGCTTCAACATTAAGAGATGCCCATAGAGGTGAACATGATTTCATTCGACTTTGTGCGAATGCTCCAACATCTGGCATTTCTCGATTCAAACAATATATTGTTCCACCAAAATCTAAAAATCTTTTAATCCTTTCTGCTGGTTCGTCAGTGGCTCCACCAAATAGGTTATAAGACCCTTGGAATTCCATTGGAAGTGCTACTAACCAAACATCATATTGGTGAATATCTTCTGACTTTGTAAGTACTTCAGCATCCAGTCCTAGGGACCTTAATTGATTAGCTAATAAGAAAGCCCATGCACTTTTATGGCTGGCCTTCTTTGAACTATAAGTAGTTACAACATCATCGATTGCAATCTTCTTACCCTTTAATGAATCTAAAACTGTGTAAATATTAACCATTGTTTTGCTTTTCGTTAATGTAGTTGTCTAATCCTTGGATATATGCAACTGCATCTAATAAATTATCACGCTTGTGATTGTAAGACTCTCTACTGAATTTAAGTGCAACTAGTGCCATAAACATTTCGCGACCAGTAACATTAAGTCCGGTCATACCATTAAAAATCATTGCAGCTCTGTCCATACCTTCTGAGAAAGGACCATATTGTCTGTCTGCTTCTTCTGAGCGGTTATTAACTATTCCGCTTGCTTCGTCTAGAATATTCATAGTTTGTGTTTAAGTATTATATGTTATATATTGGTTTTGTTTTTTATGTACTTTAATTTGATATGTAAATATAATACTAAAAACGACATAAAAAAATCCTGACTAAAAAAGTTATTAACAATTTTGTCAGGATTAAATTATTACGGGATCGTTGTTCGTGATTTTCTTCCCGGCGGAATAACCCTGTTTAACGTCTTCGGCTTTGATTTTCGCGAGCGTCTACTAAACTTCGACCCATCCTACTTATCACCTATTGGGGTGGTATGACGTTTGTCCATTTTTTATCCTGGTTAGACTTCCATTTGCCTGTTATACTTGATACTATCTCTGTAATACGTTGGCTATCATAGCTGTGTGTACTTTTTGCTGTACCGATCCACCTGGTTCCAATGTTTGCTTACTTTATAAATTGCTTGTATGGATTGCTGTAAGGAACCAATTTTCTTTATATATCTTTAAACAACTGGAGCGTATCTCTCACTCAAAATTGTTTTATCCATGATTTGCTGTGGAGATTCAATGTCTCCTCCAAGTAAACTAGTCATAATTGCTGGAGAGAATCCTGAAACCAGTGCAGTTCCTTGAGTATCAAATGCAACCGGTACTCCTCCATTTCGGGATTGAATATTCCAGTAAACAATTTGAGGTACTTTGTAACCTGCATCGGCATACATTTGCTCAATCATTTGCTGAGCAGCTGGATTCCATTTTCCACCTTTAAATCTAGTACTGTAACCACCAGAAGAAACTGCGGCATTAAATTCCATATCCGATAGGATTAGGATTTTATTTGGCATTTTATCTTGCGATAGTTTATGCTTAGTGGCCTGATCTAAAATCAATTTGAAGGTCGCCTCAAGATCCGTTGACATTCCCCAATCGGAGTTTGACATCTGTGTGTAGCGATCACTCAATGAGCCACTTAATACTTGTAACTGCGGTTTACTTGAGAAAGTAATGAATGCATCTTTGAAAGGACCCACATTTCTTTCAGAAATATAAAGACCTAAAGAGATTGCAACATCCATACATGTTACAGATTTACTACCGCCTGCTGGGCAAGACATAGAACCTGAGACATCAACCACTGGTAAAATCATATCGTTTGCGCCTTCCATATAGTTTGGAAGAGCTTTCCATTGTTCGTTTGCTACGCTTGAGTTTCCATAGTTTAGAGACTTAGTCACGTCGTATGGGTAAACTGCACCTGCATTAATTTTAGCCTCACCTTTTACAAGAGAAGCAATATAGGCTGAATAACTTTCGTATGCGTTTTTACCAAATGCTTTTTGGTATCTTGCTGAAGCGACAGATGGTAATTTACCGAAGTCGATAGAATTCCAGTCTCCAGCACACATCTTAGTTTCAACTACGTTTGTTAAACCTACAAGAGATTTTCTGTATTGTTTTGGAGACATTCCAGTAAATTTACGTAACTTTTCAGCGATTGGTCCTTTACGTGGCATCCATTTTGCACATAAGCCGTTTTCGTTGATTATTGCATTTGAAATTAAAGTGAATGCTTGCTTTTCAAGATATGTTCCCGTTAAGACTAATAAATCATCCCAACGTCCGTACTCTGGGATTAGTTTTAAATTAAGTCTAAGAACCAAGTCATGGTTTTCTGCCAAATAAGCGATAATGTCCTTGAAAACTTGACGTTCTCCAGCTCCACCTCGAACATCTCTAGCCCAAAAAAGAAGTTTCATAGC